CTTTGCGTCGGCGGGTTGAGCGGCATCATCACGTCTGTCTCTTCCGCCATGTAGTAATCAATGACGATCTGCGTCTGTTCGGGGATGCCGCCGCTGTATTTCGGGGCATTGCTGCCGTCCGCGCGTCCGGTCTCGTCCGACCAGCCCGATTCCCGCGCCCGCCACAGATAGGCTGCCCAGACCGTGACCGCGAAGGCAATCTCTGGCTGGAGGATCGTGTTCCCCGTCACGGCGACATTGCCGACGGCGTACGTATCGGGGAACCACGAGCGGAGCATGAAGAGTTGATCGAAGGGCGGCCCGGTGAGCGGATAGATTTCCGCGTAGTCGGGCGCTTGCGGCACGCCATTGACGGGCAGGGCAATCGAGGCCGCGTCGGAGCGATCCTGCTTTGTGCTGACCGTGACGGCGGTGATCGCGTCCCAATCATCGAGGGCGAGCCACTGCGTGCCACTGCCGCTGTAGCGGCGCGTGACGCCCGTCTGCGCCGCCCAGAAGCCGGAAGGTCGCGCTGTCTCGCGGTCAAACATGCGGCTGCATGAGGTGATGAAGGACGAGAGCAGCGCATCGCCCGCAAACGGCGTCGTGAACGCGGCAGCGTCACCGAGATAGGATTTCAGATCAGACAATTGGCAGTAATCAGCCATTGCGGGCGCTCCATTCAATCTCAGGCGTGCCGCGAACCGCGACGATGCGACCCAGGATGGCCCTTGTGCGGGTGCGGCTTGCCCTTGTGCGCGGCCGATTCGTGGGCGCGGGCCGTGGCAGAGGGCGAGACGCCGCGATGTGGGTGCGATTTACCGACACGAGTCATTGCCCGCCCCCGATCAGTTCACAAGCCATCGCGGGACGCCGTTTTCCTGCCATGTTCGCCACAATGCGCGCATCACGCGCCACGCGAGGATGGTAAGGGCGACGTGACACCCCGCACCGATAAGGCGCGCTGTCACATCTTCCCAATTCGAGTCTTTCATGGTTCTACTTTCGTGGAAGAAGGCCGCGCGACACTCGCTCCCGATTGAGGGGTGCGACCGCCGCGCGGCCAATCATCGCGTCATACCGTCCGTTTCAGTTAGAGACATCGCCGCGCGTCAACTCGACGTGGACGCTGCCGCCCGGATCCGCGAGGCCCGTGCCCACAGCGGCGCTGTCCCATTCGAGGACATCGCCCGCCGCGACGGTCGTTGCGTTCGCGACCACGCTCAGGGTGATCGCCTTCGCATCGTATTGGACGCCGTTGACGCCGCTCGTAAAGGCGAGTTGCGCGACCACCGTCGTGCCGACGCCCGTCTGTCCACGGTTATAGAGCGTGACGGTGCGCGAGTTGGTGTTCGCGCCAGTGATCGCCGCATCCGGCGTGTAGTCAACGCGCGTCACCGTACCGGCAAACGCCGCCTCGGTGATTGGAGTGTCGGCGGTCGCAGCGGTCGCAGCGGCGGGAACTGCAACCTCTTGGGTAACAATCTTCGGTGCGCTCATCGGTTATCGCTCCTTGCTCGTGGGGACGGTGGTGATAACGCGCTCGCGTGGCCGCCCCGCCTTCGCCGCCATCTCCGGGTCGGTTTCAGGTGTGGGCAGCCCCTTCGCCGCGCCCTCGAAGGTGTAGTGGTGATTCGGGGTTGGGTCAGGGTTCGTGCCCCGAAAGCCCTGCGCGTTCTCCTCGTCCACCTTCTCCTGCACTTGCGCCTTGTCGCGCTCCGTCGTCGCGTCGAGGTCTTTTGCCTTACTCTCAGCCATTGCGTCTGCTCCTTTACGGTTCCTGTTCGGCCAGGGCGTCGGTGATCGGACGCCAGTCGAGCCGGTTCTGCTTCGCCGCCTGCGGATTCCCCCGCAGGACGAACGCCCGCGCCATCGTTGCCGCCGCCCGATTGACGAGCGAGACGCGATAGGCGCGGGCGCGCAACTCCTCCGCCGTCTGCGGATAGGGCAACTCGCCCGGTGCCAGCGGCGTGTCAAACTCAAATGACATCGCAACTCCCCCTTACCGCTTACGGGGCATGCATCACGCCGAAGGGATAGCGATTCGCTTCCGTTGGTTGATCGTAGTTCAATGTATTGGCCACCTGATAGGCGATACGCATCGTCACGCGCATGGCGACCATATCCTGCTGCGCGAGGTTGAACTGAATCGCCCCCGTATTGTCCTGAATGACGGCCTGGTCGAGCAGTTTGTAGGTGATGTCCGTGCGCGTCCCGAGGATGCCCTGCGTGAAATCCCCTACCACCATCTCGGCAGCGCCGGAGCCGGTTGGCCACAGGCCGCGCATCGGGTAGGTGATTTTCTCCCCGTAGGCATCGGTCGTGCCGACTTCGGGGAGCAACATGCCTTGCGTGCTACGGACCGACCGCAACAGACCGCGAAAGGTGCGATTCGCGACGATGCCGGAAACGTCATAACCGTCTGCCTCAACGGTGGCGAAGAGATCGGAGATGTCACCGGCCAGACCGCCTTGTGCTGCCGTGCGCGTGCCGCGCGTCGCGACATTGCCCGCGCTCACCGCCGCCGTGACAATCTCGACCGGCCACGAGGCGGGTTTGTTGACGCCGAAGAGGATCGCGGCGTCGAGTGCGCGGGCGATGGCTTCTTCGATCAGGGGTTTGATGGCGCCCCAGACATCGTATTTCGTGTCATCGAGGACGTTCTCCGGGATCGGGATGATCGCGGCCAGTTCCTCAACATTGAGGTACTTGTTTGTCCACGCCGTTTCCGTCGTCTGCTTGATGCCGGTGTCGCCGTTGATGAAATAGGCGGTCGGCAACGCGGAAAGGACGGGCATACGGGTCTGGTTCGTGCTCATCGGAATGCGGCGAAACAGTTGCATCGCCACGGACTCGTTCTGTAGCCCCTTGAGGATGTCATTCGAGATGACTTCCGGCACAAGGGCTTGGTCCTTCGTGCGTGAAATGACGTTACTGAAACTCACTGTGGTGCTCCTTTGGGGTGTCGGGCGGCGTTATTCGCGTCCAGCGGCCCGCCGAATCAAGGCGCTCATTGAAACATCAGCGGGGGCCGCGCCATTGCCTGCGCCCGCGTCCGCGTTGCCCGCCCCGCCATGACTGCGGAAGAGCGCCGGGTACTCCGTTTTCATTGTGTTGATGATGCTCGTCAGGTTGCGCGGCTGGCCGGCTTCCGTCCATTCAATCGCGCCATCGTCTACGAGACGGTGCAGTTGTTCGGGATAGACCGCGCCCGCCTTCGTCCCGGCAGCGGTGATCGCGGTTTGTAGGCGCAGATCGCGCTTCTCGCGCTCCCATGCCTGCTCTTTGCCCTCCAACTCCTTGATACGGGCATCACGCCGTTCAGTCTCGGAGAGGTCGGCCTGCTCACGGTTGCGCTTCCAGGTATCCAGTTCTTTGGCGCGGCGCTCGTGTTCCCGCCGTTCTTTGCGCTCCTTGTCGAGCGCCGCCTTGAGGCCGCTCACGTCCTGTGCGTCACCGTCATCAGATTGCGCGGGCGGGGTCGTTTCGTCCGGCGTCGCGCCGGGCTGCTGCTCATCAGGCATCGCGCCTGTTCCTTTCTGGCGGCATCACGCCGCCTATCGTTCGACCGTGCCCAGCACACGTGCGCTGTTGCTCACCGTCGGCTGATCGCTCTCACCCGGTATGCCCGGTTTGGCAACAGCGGGCGCGGGCTGGAAGGGGTCGGTGAGATTTTCCGCTTCCATCTGGGCAATCTCTTCATCGCTGTAGCCGAACTCGCGCATTACCTGTTTAGCACTGACACCCACCGCACGCTTCATCGTCAGCATCGCGGCATGGTCGCGTTCGTTGCGCGGCGTCGGGTCGTTCCACAGCGAGACGAGCGCCGTTTCGGGCTTGCGGGCAATCTGCATGGCGAAGGAGAGCGCGTTTTCCCAGACATTGCCGAACGCCAACTGGCGATCCTGCACCTTCGCGATCAGCCGCGCCTCGGCGGTTTTCATGGATTCACCCGACGGCCAGCCGCCGCCCTGATGAACGAGGTAGTGGAGCGGGATGCCACTGACAGCGGCGATCTTCTTCAGCCAGTCCTCTTCGCCCGTGATGAACTCGGAGATCCGCGCCTGCGCGAACTCGCCGAACTTGACATCGGCATCCTCGACACCCCAGAGGCGGTCCACGCCGGGGATGAAGGGCGGAATCGGCGCGCCGGTCGCAGGGTCTTTGTCAATCTCCAGCCCCGTCGCCCACCGTTGCGGATAGGCGATGAACTCCTGCGCGACGAGGCGGTCGCAGATGGACTTATTGAGGCCGTCCTGCAAGGGGATGATGTTCACCAGTTCCGATGTGCCGAACTCGCCAATGCCCGCGTTGTTGCCGAAATGAAAGACCGGCACCGCGCCGTAGGGGTTCGGTAGCGGCCACGGCTCGCCCGGTGTCGCGAAGGGTTCGAGGTTGTTCGCGTTGGTCGGTAGCATGCCGTTTGTCGCGGAGGCACCGATGTACTTCTCGATCCGGTCGGGATAGTAGAGCGTGACGCGCACCTTCTTGTCGTCGCGCGCCCATGCCTTCGCCGCCCAGGTGATCAGGCCTGGTTCCTCATCGTCATAGTGGACGGTCATCGTCGCGGCGCGTTGCGGATAGATCGTTGGCTCGCCCATGCGATCCGGCCAGACGATCACGTAGGCATCGCCCGCCTTGAGTGCTTCGAGATGCACTTGCCCGCTGCGGCGATCCATGTGGTTGGCGTTCCAGATCGCCCACGCATCATCGGCGCGCTGTCCGCCCCCCGCGACCGTGAAGCCGGTGAGGGAGAGGCGGTCGGCGGGTACGTCCACCACGACCGGACAGAGATTGCAGGCAAAGGCGCGAAAGAGCGCGCCAAAGGTATTCCTGAACTTATCTGTCGCGAACAGGAGGCGATGCTCGCCCGCGTAGTAGTCGGTGTAACTACGATAGGCAGGCTGATTCGCCGCCAGCGATGTGAGGGCAATGGCGAGATCGGTGTTCGGCACAACGGCACCTCAGATCAAAATGAGTAGGGGCGGCGAGAGCGGCGATGTGATGCCCAATGCTGCCGCGCCAGCGCCAGCGCGTTCACCGCGTCATCATGCAAGCCCTGCGGGGCCGTGTAGCGGACGCCGGTGCGCGTGTACTCGTACTCGAACTCTTCCAACTCATCCACGATCACGCAGCCCGGTAGCAGGTCGCTATCGGGATAGGTGATCTCATGCTGCTGGATGGCGACGGCCAGCCCTTCCATCAGTTTCTGCTTGCTCGTCGGCGAGTAGTGGTAGCCCTCGAAGGTGTGCGGCGTGCGCTTCTGCAACGCGCCGAGCACCGGATCGCCCGCGCCGGTGGAATCCACGAGGGCGGGCGTCTTGCCCGTCATGGCGACGATGCGATCCGTCGTCACTTCCCACGGTGCCTGCCAGCGCTCATAGCGACAGGTGCGCCCCTGCACGTCGAGCGCGATGCCCACCGTCCAGTCCACGCTCTTCGCCAAGTCCCATCCC